TTCCATTAATTGTAATTGTTTCCACGTTCTCCGACCACCTTCAATCATGGCTTTTCCGTAGGGGAGGAAATTTGTATCGGATAATAAACGAAAGTGAGCAATTTCGTAATTGTCAAAATCTTTCTTGCCCAATTGTAAGAAATCGGTATCAATAGAGAATCGTACAGAGAACGGGTTACCAGGTTGTTCACCTTCTACACGAATAGTTTCATAAACAGATAACGGAACGGCGTTAACAATGCCGTATTCAGGATCAATGTCTAAATATAAAAATAAATCTCCATATTTTGTCATATTCCGAACCCACGGCCATAAATTAAATTCTACATTCAGAATGTCATAGAATAAGTTATGAAGGATTTCTTTAATCTGCGTGTCATCGGTTTTAATCGTGAGAATACGATCAAATTCGTCTTTCACGGTACTTTCGTCCGCATAAATGTCGAGCACCGAAGCAATGATAGGATCATTGTCCATCATGTCATAATCACGGAACAACTGTAATCGTGCTCCTTGAAATGATGCTGCTGCTTCATACCGACCATGTGATGATCCATATCCGCCAGTGGCAGAATTATATACACGATGATACCGATCAACACCTCGTCTGTTAATAAACGATTGTATTTGATCGGTGTCTGCAATACGAAGTTTTTTTCCACCAACGTTTCTTACAATCGTGTTCGTGGAAAAAAGTTTCTTTAGTCTACCAAAAATTCCATTGTTACTAATATCTGCCATATCTCCTCACTTAATAGTTACAGGCTTCGTCTAATGCTTTTAGTAGTGGTCTAAAATCCACATCCTTCTGGGATTCTGAAATCTTCACTGCTTCATTACGCATTTCATTGAGTTTTACATAGGTTGCTGCGATTAATAACTGCCACTCGTTCATATTAAACTTTGTATACGGCAACGAATTTAAATTTGTTGCCATCATGCTTACTTCTGCAAAGGTTTCCGTCAATGTTTTTGCGTGCGCCGCAGATATGCAACACGTTACCTTTTCTAATAATGCCGTCAATCGCATTAAATTAATTCTATTTTCTACATTTTCACGAAGTATTGATTTTAATGAAAGTGACATCTTACTTCTCCTTGTTAAGTTGCTTCCGAGTTTTTTTCACATCTGTTGGGTTTGGTGCGCCATTAATATATCCACCAGAAAGAGATAACCCAATTCCCCCCGTTGGAGCACCATCTTCCTTTACTGTTGATCTTTCCACATATTTTTTTAGTAAACTATAATACTTTGGATTTTCTCGGAGATGTACTGCGGCAATCATTGCAGTTTTTACTAAACTTCCATCCGTTACATCTTGATGTTCCAATTCAACATTCATGCCCATATGAAATTCACTGAAATTAAAATCGTATTCCATGTTTTTATATACCCGCATTGCGTCTTCCTTACCTATATAAGTATCACCACTCATGTAGGGAGTTTCTTTTTTTGGGGCTTCTTCCTTGAGTAAATCACGGAGTCTGATCATATTGTTACCAAGCTCTACAGCTCCAGTATCTTGCACTGGTTCTGTCTTTTGCTGTTGCACATTTGTGTCGTGCTCTAAAACTTTTTCTGCGACCTGGAATACTTTTCTTTATTCTCATGTTAGGATCGCCAAAATTAATTTTTACAACATTTCCTTTTTTATTTTTCACATACACAGAAGTTTTTTTAGGTCCATTTGGTGTTCTAAATGGTTTGCCAATTGACACTTTGCGACCTTGATATTCTGCTTCCTCAAGAACATTTTCGTGTGCTAACATGTATTCTCTAAGACACACCGAGCAATATTCGTCTACGGTGTCCATTTCTTCGACTTCGTTAATGGGAACACAATTAGGAACCATTTTACCGCCTTTATCTTTCATTCCTACTTGTTTATATCCTTCCCAACACGCCTCATTTAATCCAACAGACGGGTCAGTAAAACGACCCGTTAACGTTTTGTGTAAATTTACGTCTGGGTTAGGTATCGCATAATATCTATCAAAGTCGGGTTGTGGTGCGCTAAAGTTATCATCACCATATTCACACAATCCATTTGCGTCACCTTCATTACATTTTCTCCAGCGGCCGCCTTTACTTTTATAGTTTTTTGCAGCCCACCCGTTTGCATACGCAGATGGGTACACATCAAATTTAGATTTTGCAGCAGATTTTGATGCTGACCATTTACCTGGATCAGTTGGGCAATTTTTTTCTAAAAATAAAGTTAATCTTTCTTCTATATTCATATTTTCATTTTGTTTCTTTCCTTGGCAGTGTGCTTTTTGAGAGAAACCTTTTGGATTATTACAATCTATTGAATTTTTATATTTTTGACTCCACTCTTCATTTTGTGGTTTAGTAGAAACATTTATTGGTTTTTTACCCTGTCCGCTACTATCTTTTCCACCTCTGCCTGCTTTATTCTGTGCTGCTCTTTTTCGCCTAGTTGCACTTTCTTTTTCTTTTTTACTCATTCTGGCTGCCTTTGCCGCAGGAACACATTTTGCATAACCTTTCTTTTCCCCCGAAGTTCCGCAGGGCGGGTGTTTACCATTGACTTTTTTGCCAATGTTTACCCATTTTTCTTTGAACCACTTATCTAAATCTTCGTTCATATATCTATTTTAAAAATTTAAGTTTATAAATAGTTGAACTAATTAATCCAGAAATTTCATCCACGGTGTTATTGAGTTCACCGTCTTGTGGAAGCGTTTGACGAATCATATCTACAAATTTTTGCAATCCCATAAAATATTTTACGACGGAATCGTCTTCAAATATCTGCGTTGGAGAGGTATATCCCTTGATAATACCATATCTGCCTTGCGCCATTTCTGCATAGGAATCAATGAGGTCTATAATATCATCGTAATATTTATTTAATGCTTTGTGTGCGGCAAATGAAGGCGTTTGTAGATGAAAAATATGGGCCTGTGTTCTACTGCTCATCAAGGTTGATAAAAACTTGGCAATTTCTTCCATTTACTTCCTCTTAACGTTAACACCTTCATTTAAGTTGTCATCTGTTGACATGGTAGGCGCCGCAGGTGTACCTTCACCATTTCCAATAGTATTTGCTTTGTTTTTTTCATATTGCAAATAATTGTATGCCGCATTAATATAGTCTGATGCCTTTGTAATTTTACTTTGAATCCATGCTTCTAATTCTTCGTTATCACTCAACATATTATATAATTCGCCCGATTGCTTATTTAAACTCATCAATTGAGCCTTGGCCATATATCCTTCACCATCATCACTCGCATCGGCAGGTGAAGCTTCGCCGGTAACAACGTTGTCAGAAACTGCTTCTCTTTTTAGAGAACCTACTGGTTTTAGTGTTACCAATCCCATTAAACGTATCATAGTTATTCTCCGCCCTTTAAGGCTATGCTGGATGCCGATGCATAGAGGTATGATTCCCAATCTGCGCCGTGTTTTTTCTTGAATTTTGCTACTACCTTTTTATTATTTTTCATTTTATTACCGAGGACTTTCCGTTTTTCTATTTGCGAGTCGGTCATTTTTCGGCGAGGAGGAGATTTTCTATTGTATGGTTCTGGCACTGATTTTTCATCTACGGGTGCCATTTCAGCAAAGTATTTATATAATTCTTCTTCAATTAGTTCTTCCAACTGACTACGTTTCATAGAAAATCTCCGTAAGATACGTACATCTCAATATAAATATAAACAACTTTCATATTACATGAATATTATTTCAACAACCAACGAATATCCTCAGTTTCCATATTGCCAATTTGCATTTCATATGGACTGACAACCATATCATTGGGTAAATTTCCGCGTTTCATGAAAGGCGTACTGGAGTAATCGGTGTGATTAAGTGCCAACTTCGTTAGTTCAATTCCTTGTTGACGTAATCGCAATGCCGTATCACGAACCCATAATCCAATGCCCAATGCCATTACCAAATCGTCATTGTATCCACTTAATGCTTCAGCGCGGCCGTTCTTCCAAATGAATGTTTCTAATTCTGCCAAGGTTCTGGATGATCTAATCGTAATTGACGTTTCCCGCATATATTCTTCCAGCTTTGCAATAATTAATGGTCTGGTTCTTTGTGAAATTACGAATCCCGCCACTAAATTACGTTCACTTTTATACGATGCTTGATGTTCTACGTCAATATACTGCATATCCTTGGACATATAAAACAAATTTTTGTATCCACGGTCAATAATTTGTTGTACAGAACTCCATCCAATAGAACTATTGTCTGGAATAAGCAGTGCATCATTATATTCTGTTGCCAACGATACCATCAGATTACCAAACTCTTTAGTCGGAATCTTTCCTTTATATTCTGCTACTTGAACGGATCGTTCTGCGTCAATGATATGAATGGTAGAATAATCTTCACCATCTCCTCGTGCAACGTCGGCCGCAGCAATATAAGTTCTACTTGCGTCGGGATATTCCCACACCCATAAATTTCCATCAAATCCTTGTTTGGAAATAGGTTCTGTCACATAGGTTTTCTTATAAAACTCTAGTATTTGTGGGTTAACCACCGTATTGCCCGAGAAAATAAAGGATGCGTCATGTTCTTGCGACGATTGCATTTCACCCATCATTTCTGTTTGTCGATCTCGCCACGCTTGATCACGTTCTGGGTGAACTTTCCAATCTAAGAGAATGGGATTGAAACTATTTGATTTAGTTTCTGCTTGTTGCCACATCTTATGAAAGAAATTACCCACGCCGTTTGGCGTTGATAGTAACATGGCTTTACCACCCGTGGATAGTGTGGAAGATGCAGCTGTCCAAATAATATCTGCATCGTCGATGAACGCTGCTTCGTCCAGAATCAATAATGACAATGCTTCGGAACGGCCGGCATCTTTACTACTTGCTACCGCTTTAATTTGTGACCCGTTAGCAAATTGTAATGACAGTTTATTATCGGTTGTGCAATTACCCCGTAACCACACGGGTAAGTTTGCGTGCATGAATCGTACTTTCGTGACGAGATTCTTTGCCGTTTCTTGTTTGGTAGCAATAACAAGAATGTTTTTGTCGCGATGAAATAATAATAACCACAACGAATATCCTGCCACCAATGTGGAAATACCAATCTGTCTGCCCTTTAAGATGATATTATTATCATGTTCGTAAAAATCATGAAGGGCATCTTTTTGATACTTATATAACTCAAATAATACCTTTCCCCGAATTGGATGTTGAATATACGAGTATTTACTTAAAAAGTATTCTGCGCTCATTGCACATTTTTTGTATTCTTGTTTAATAAGATCTTTTAAATTTACTTGTGTCATAACCAATTACCGTTTGAGTTCTGCTCCAGCAACTATTCCCAATACAAATCCCGCAACTCCAACTACCGTTCTACTAGGCTTGGGGATAAATCCAAAGAGCTTATTTGGATTTGGTGCTGGCTTTGGAAGTGTGCGAAGTATGTACTGTAAACTATCTGCCCGAGTAGAAGATATTGCTACGGCACGTTGTAACAATACGGTTTGTGAATTTTTTTGTGTAATTATTGACTGCTGATCAATAATCACCGAATCCGCAAGTACTATTTGTCCTTTTAAATTTCCAATAATACTATCTTTGTACACGACTACTAACGAAGTATCTGTTGCTAAATTCGTTAATAAATTTGCGCGCGTTTCTAACTCTGTTAAATCTGTCTTTAATAGTTTTTGCTGAGTTGTTCGCTGAACAATGTTGCTGTTCAATTTCTTAACGATGTCATCTTTTTTTATACTTTCCTCTTGCAATTTTTCCACGACAGTTTTTAATGAATCTGCGTAATTTGATACTTTTTCACTATTGTTTTTAAATTCTGCATATTTTACATTAAACTGTTCTTGCTTACTGTTGCCGCCGGACTTACCAAGCATGAATGAAATAATAAATATGACACCGCCGATGATGGCAAGTCTACTCACCGAAGTTAATGTGCTGAATTCTTTACTAAAATTAATCAATGATGTCAATAATTTATTCATGTTATTCTCCAGTTTCTACTTCGGTGAGAAATTCATTTAATTCTATAATATCTTTCATAATATCCGTTTTTACTTTATCAATGTCTACGTGCCATTTTTCAATCATTAAAATTTTCGTTTCGTCTGCATGAATAACTTCTGGTGCGGTAACCGTGTCATGTAAACTTTGCAGTTCAGCAATACGATCTTTTAGTGCCGCAATATAATTTTCTTTAATTTTGCGCTCTTCGTATTCTTTCCATGTGCCCAATCGACGCATTTCGGTTTCTTCTTTGATCACACAATCCATACACTTGCCACGAAGTCCCCAGAATTTAATATCAAATCGGTGATTCATTGCTTTATCGCACTGTGGGCAGAACCACGGAGTTTTTGCTCCGTCCAGTTTTGTTACCGTTTGCTTAATGCCATTCTTCATGACCCATTTTTTGTCATTTAAATCTGTCCACGTATCACCATCTTTCCGAGTGGGTTCTAATCCTGGCCGCCACCCTACTACAATTTGTTCACCGTTCTTTTTTAATACTTCATTGATTTTTCTACGAGCATTGTTAATTGCTTCATGTTCTGCCATAACCGCCTCTTGAGTTAATCTGTTCTGTTTTTGGGAATGCCTGCGCGGTTAGATAACCCACGCATATGTTGACGGATGACGCCCATTGCAATTTTATGCGCAGGATGTAATCTGTCGTAATCCATTGCAGTATCAATTTTAATTTGATTACCTGTTTCTGGATTAGTAATTTTCATTTGTAATATTTTTTGAAAGAGTTCTTTTTTGTTGCCCTTATTTTTAGTCTTTGGTTTTTCTGCGGCAGTAGTAGGAACTGATCCCACCATTGGTGCTCCATATTGTATCACTTTTACTGGCATGGTATGTCTCATTGCTGCTAATGCCGATAATCGTGTATTTCCACCCATTAAATAATATCCATTCGAATGTTTGATGACAATTGGTTCTGGTAATTTGTCGTGTTGTTTTATTGCGGTTAATATACCCTTAACATCTTTCTTATTATTTGCAATCTGCTTTAAAATTTGTTTTGGATTTTTGCTGGATAAAATATCGGGTA